GCATGACGGCACAAAACCCCGCCTTTTCCATCTTCGTTTTGAAGGTTATGGGGTGGCCGGACAAGCAGGATATCGACATCAACGCCAAGCTCCGGCCCAGTGCCTACAGCGAAGAGGAAGAGGCCGAATTGCGCGAGATTGCCCGGCTCAGAGCAGCTAAGGCGATTACCACGGGAGGGGGAGAGTAAGCCATGGTGCCTTGCTCCTTGGAAGAATGCCGTCGATTTCAGTCATTCACGCTTGCGGACCTCGAAGACCCGGACAAATTGGCTCTGCTTCGCCTGTGCCGGTTGTGTCAATCCTTTTTGGGATTTCAACTCTATCAGCCCGTTGAGAAGACGTTGAGTTACCTTGTTGAGCCCAAAGAACAGGGAGAGAAGCCGTGAAGATCGAGCCTGAAGACCTTCAGCCGTTCAAAGACCTCTTCCGGGAAGCCATCCGGGAAGAATTGACTTCCGGCCTTCGGAACATAGGCCAGGGCCGACAGGATGATACCGTGCTCGACGTGCCGGGCCTTTGCGATTATCTCCATGTGACTCCGAAGTGGGTACACGAACGGACGCACCTTAAGGAAATCCCTTTCTTTAAGCTCTCGAATAAGCAGCTACGCTTCAGGAAGCGGGATATAGACAAATGGCTTGATTCTCTTCGGACCCCGGCGATTCATCCCTTGTCTTCGGGCATGAAGCTTATGAGGTAAGCACCGGATATGCTGTCCGTTTCTGTTGTCATTTATTCCACTGTTTTCAAGGCTTTTCGGGAGGCTGTCTAGTGGAATGTATAGTGCTGATAGTCGCCGGATACCGGCAGGATGGAGGAACGCCCACTGTGAAGATGGCGCGAACGATCACCCGCAGCGAAGCTTTGTATTTTCTCTCTGTACCACAGAACAAAGACTTATCCAAGACCGCACGCGAAGGCACGCGAAGATGGGTCCAGGGAATGCTTTCTTGGGACCGGAGATACCCCCCCACCCCTACCCTCCATGGCGATTTTCGGACTCTTCCTCTCTATGTTAATCGTGAAAAAAACGCCGACATCAGGGGGAACGAAGCGTGAACGACATTCAGGTAGCTCAGGCCTGCACAAAGATTTATGAGAAATTCAGACAAGTCTCAATTTCCGCTTTGAGACCGTCAGGGCTGAATGATCTTCTCTACCATCCCATCGATCCTGACAGCGAAGCCATTGCGGACCTCGTCGCCTCGATCGAGACAAACGGCCTTCTGGAGCCCCTCGTCGTTACGCAAGACGGATATATCGTGTCAGGCCATCGGCGCTATGCCGCGTGTCAGAAGATCGGCCTTCAAGAGGTAAAATGTGAAATCCTGCCCATTGACCGCGACGACCCTCGTTTCCTCACACTTCTCCGGGAGGCGAACCGCCAGCGGGTGAAGAGCTTCGATGAGATTATCCGAGAGCAATTCATCGACGTAAGCAAGGACCCGGACATCGATGAGATCCTCAGTTCTCGTATCGAGGCAGCGGCGGGGCTCGGCATGCCTGGGATCATACTCTACGGTAACAAGACCCGGGCCGCAATTACCCGGAATAAATCTCTCTTTCTCAACGCCATCATAAACGTGCTGAACAGCATGAACAAATTCTGGCCGCTTTCAGACCGGCAGATTCATTATCAGCTTCTCAACGATCCGCCTCTTATCCACGCAAAGAAAGCCGATTCGGTTTATCGGAACGACCGCAAGTCGTATCAATCCCTCTGTGATCTGTTGACCAGGGCGCGGCTCGAGGGGTACGTACCCTGGAAGGCGATCAGTGATCCCACAAGGCCGATGGTCTCATGGAACGTATTCACGAGCGTTGAGCCCTTCATCAAAGAGCAATTTGAGTCATTCCTCGGTGGATACTTCCGCAACTATCAGCAATCGCAGCCGTGCCATATCGAGATCGTAGGCGAGAAGAACACAATCGAGAGCACCATCAGGCCCGTCGCCATGAAGTATTGTATCCCGTATATCATCGGCCGCGGCTTCTGCTCTCTTCAGCCGAGGTACGAACTCGTACAGCGTTTCAAGGCCTCGGGAAAGGACAAGCTCGTGCTCCTCATTCTTTCCGATCATGACCCCGATGGTGAGGAGATAGCGCAGAGCTTCGCAAAATCGATCCGTGATGACTTCGGCGTCAACAGGCTACTCACGGTCAAGGTTGCGCTTATCAGGGACCAGGTTGACGAGCTGCAATTACCGCCGATGATGCAGGCTAAAAAGGGAAGCAGCAACTATGACAAATTTGTGAGGCTTCACGGCTATGATGTCTATGAACTCGAAGCAGTCAGGCCGGAGAAGCTTCAAGCGTTCATCGAAGAGGCAATTAAGGCAACCATCGATCTTGACCTGTTCAATGCAGAAGTGGAACAGGAGCGGCAGGACATGGCCGCATTGAAGGAGCACAGGCGGAAGATGCTGAACTGTATTGAAAGGCACGATGAATAATCGAGGAGAGGAGCCCTTATGTCGAAGCGTAAATTAGGCGCCAAAGACGTTGCAAATGTCGACGCTTGGTACTGGAGCCATATCAACAAAATTCAGCTTCAGGCGGGCGTCTTCAGCACTACCGGTCATGAGTACCAGATAGAGCCTATGCAGAGCACGGCCCGCGTCCGGGTAATCAGGAAGGGCGCCCAGATGGGTTTCAGTGAGGTAGAGGTACTTCGCAGCCTTCACGGGCAGATCAACGGCAGATATCCGACAGGCGTTCTCTACCTCTTCCCTACCGGCGATGATGTTTCCGACTTCTCCCGAGCCCGGTTCAATCCTCTCATTACAAACAATCCGGCCGCCATTGGGCGATATGTGCGGAGCACTGACAGCGTGAACATTAAGCAGATCGGCTCGTCTATGCTCTACCTCAGATCGGCCAGGGCGACCACCTTGATAGAAGGGCTCAAGAAGGACGCCTCAAAGCTCCGCTCTGTGCCTGCCGACAAAACCGTCTTCGATGAAGTAGACCTCATGGACAGCGTAATGATCGATGAAGCTCTTGAGAGAATGTCGCACAGCACGGTCAAAGAAGAGGCCTACCTATCGACCCCGAGCATTCCTGACTACGGCATCGACGCCCGCTACAACGCATCGGATCAACGGGTGTGGATGATTCGTTGCCAGCACTGCAACGCGGAGACATGCCTTGAACTTTCCTTCCCCGACTGCCTCAAAGAAAGGCCGGACGGTACGGTTTACAGGGCTTGCCTCAAGTGTGGCTCAGAGATATTTCCTCGTGATGGCCGATGGGTGCCGCAGTACCCCGGCAGAGAAGCGGCCGGTTATTGGGTCTCTCAGCTTAACTCGCTCTATGTCGAGCCCGGCTCTATCCTCAAACTCTTCAACGATCCCCCAAATGGCAACCTTCAGGAAGTCTATAACTCCAAATTGGCAATGGCCTACATTGCGGCCGATAACCGCTTGACGCCTCAAGACGTGTACGCCTGTTGCGGCCAGGATGCCATAGCCCGGGGAGAGACGCGGTATAGGACCGGAATGGGCGTCGACGTGGGCTCTGAGCTTCATGTGGTCATTGGCCGGAAGATGGAGAACGGCAGAAAGAAGATCCTCTATGTGGGCAGAGTAGCCGAATTCTCAGACCTTCATGACCTCGCCTCTCAATTCAACGTGAGCAGGGCGGTAATTGACCTCTACCCGGAAACAAGAAAGGTCCGTGAATTCAGGAAGGGTGAGAAGTTCCCTGTCTTCGGCTGTCAGTATGCCGACGAGGTAAAGACGGGAGAACGTCTTGACGAAGAGGCGGGCGTTGTTACCTATGCCCGGACAGAGCTTTGCGACATGACGCACAATGCCGTGATGAAGGGCACCTATGAGTTACCGCGGCGCTGTCCGGAGATTGAGATATACGCCTCTCAGATGTCGAGCATTGCCAAGGTGCTGGAAGAGGATGAACGTCGAGGAACGAAGGTTTACCGATATCGGAAGCTAGCGCCCGACCATTACCGGCACGCCACAAACTACTTTGAGCTTGCCATTCGTGATGTCTCCGAAAAGCCCGTCTTGACGCCTGCCGAGCAGCTCATCATGAGGATACAGGACAGGCAAGAGAACAGCGGCTATGATCCGTCGACGTATGGGCTTCAGACAAGCGACGGGTACAATCCTTTGGGCTACGGGCTCGACGTGGAGGACAGCGGACTATGAGCAGGGCCGCGGGTATTGTTGCAAACCGTTGGGAGAGTAAGGGAAGCATGCTTAAGGGCTGTCGAACAAGCCCCCGGCGGTGCCCCGGCCCGCCCGATTTTTCGCCTCTCTCTCCTCACGTTAACCATACAAAAACGGACAGGAGGTATTCACCATGAACGATCTTCAAGCAGCACAGGCGGATAGGTTGCGTTCGCTCCACGGAGAGATTATCACGGCTATGCGGGCGACGCTGGACCTTGCCATTGAAGCCGGGGCGATTCTCCATGAAGTGAAGGCGGCGCTACCTCACGGTGAATTTACCTCATGGGTCGAGACAAACGCCGGTTTCAGTATCAGGACGGCGCAGCGCTATATGAAGATTCACGAGAACCGCGAAGAGTTGAAAAACGACAGCGTGTCGCTTTTAACGGACGCCCACAAAATGCTCACGGCGCCGAAGGATGAAATACGCATCAATGGCTTGTCTCTTGACGATATCGTGTGGGCGGCAGATTTTGACGAGATGCGGAAGAGGGTAGCGGCATTAGGGGCAGAATGGGAGACTTTGAAAGATTCTCAAGACGTGAAGGCAGTAGCCGATTTTTACCGCAGGGCTCATGCTGCAACGGTCGAGGCTACCCGATTCACCTTTGAGGCAGAACTCAAAATGGGCAGGGCATTGAATGAGTTTAAAGAACTCGTTTCCACCAAGCAGGACGCCGAGAACTTCTTGAACGTATGCAAGGCCATGGACAAGTGCATAGAGGACGGCTTAACCGCTCGGGACATCCTGCAAGCCGGGGGGGAGGATTATCACGTGGAGTTTTACGAAGAATGGAAGGCTTCAGGATTTACTCACAAAAGCGCAATCGAGGCACTGCGATTGGTTCAATAACAGGGCGTGACTCGCATAGAGCACAGAGCCCGAAGGAGAGATCATGTCTGAATCAAGCGTCAAATCAGGACAAGGACCAAAAAACCCGAGCGCAGCGGAAGCCGACCGGAGCCATCCGGCAGCGCCAGGGGGGAAGGTAACAGCGCAGATCGAGAAGGCGGCCCGCTCGCCTATCCCGGTTCATCACAGCGGCCCGCACGGCAGGGGCGGACGGAAGTAAAACTCTGTCCATCGTGGGCAGAGTAATTCAAATCTAAGGAGGCCATGACCATGGCAGACCAAGGCAAAGGCGGAAAGGCGGCACCGGCAACAAACGACGATGATCGCACTACTGGCAAGGGGAAAGGAATCCCGGCAAGCGTCAAGGTCATTCACACCACGGTACACCATACCCATGTGACCGGCCGGCGCGGCAAGTAAACAAAGATACCCCCCATGGTGGGGAGCAATTCAAGGAGGTAGTAAAGATGCCCGACTCAGAACCAGACCTCACTAAGTTTTACTCAAACACGCCTCATGGCAACGCCACCATGACCGATGCAAGGGCGGAGAAGAT